ATTTTCACAGCTAAGAATTTCTCTTTTGAGCTTAGCAAAGATCACCAATCGAACCTGTTTAAGACTTCCTATAGTGAGTCTAATGAACCAGTGCGCATAAAGGTGCCCATGACATCTTCTTACGAAGAATTTGATGGTGATCTCAGCGGATTCGATCCTGAGATGGAAAGTATTAAAGAAGCATCAAAGAGTTTGAAAATCTGGAACTCAAAGAGTCTTGAGAATTTCTCCAAACTGCACACGCATATGATTCATGACTTCACAAGGTCTTCCATCCCCAAGAACTGCGTTCTGTATAATCACAATAATTTCTTCAACATAGGGTATATTCTCCACAGAGCTCCTCCAGCTAGAACCCAAAACAGGAAAAGAGTGATTCAGTATGTGTTCTGGGGAGACAAAGCCATTACCGGAATGAAAACATGGCATTCAAGCTATAGTAAGGAGAAGAATCAATGGATATCAATAAGCAGGCCTTACACAATCTCCTTGTCAGATGTGGTTTATAGGTCCAATCTTTACATATCCTTGCTGTACCTTAGAACATTTGAGAAGTTTGAACTAGATTACTTCTACTGGACTTTGTTTTTCAGATCTAAAAATGTCTCAAAGTTGCTTTCTTTCTTCAAATTCTACAATGTCATCTCAAACTCAACTGTGGCCAAGATGGATAATTTGGCTAATAAGTATCTATCAATCCTTCCCAAGAGAAGAACAGAAGAGGCTCTTCTAGATAGAGTTCTGAGAGCAAAGAAAAGCAACTCTGCAGGAACCGCCAGAACAATCTTTGGAGAGGCAGATGATGTGGACGAATTTTTCTCTATGGGGAACCTTTATAGCTTCGTTCCGACAGACATAACAGATTCGTCAGCCAATTACAGATCATTTTATCTAGACATAAAGAAGAATCTAGAAAGCTCTTCCAAGCTCTGTGCTCCCGAAGAACATAGGTATGATGATTCCTTTCACTTGAATAAAAAGACTGTGTCTCCCACCTGCTTAAACGAAGCTATCAAAGAGTTCAAGGACAAGGTGAGATACCCAAGTGAAGAAGAGATTATGGAGGAAATGGAGTCCGAGTTTGGCCCTTTCTTTAATACAACAACTAAAGGCCTAGATCCGACGGACATGAAGAAAAAAACTAACGCCGTGATTTTTTTGGACATGTTGGGTCTATACAAGAAATACAGAGAGAAGTCTGGACTGCCACCTGAAGAAGACTTTAAAATCTGGCAATTCATAGAATGGGGATTGAAACAATGTGAGATCAGGGGTGCCTGCACGGTTGTTGCTGGAAAGCCGCAAAAAGATGCATCAGATCGGGAGATCTACATTCAGGAATTCTTCTCAAAGTTGGCTCACTTTGCCATTCAGTCAATATTCAAGAGCCTGGACAAGAGGTGGCCAATAGAATTGGTAACGAAGAGCGCCTTCAAGAAGCTGGAAGCGATATCATCAATGATTTTCAAGAATTCCTGCTATGTCAACATAGATATGAAAAAATGGTCTCCCCATGACGACAACAATAAGTATTATATGCTAACAGACCTGCTCCAATCAAATGGCATTTTGTCAGAAAATCTGTGCAACCTGCTTCGGAGATGTTTTGCAGCTATAGATAAGATAACGATTCTGTTTGATACCAGGATCAAGTCTCAACCTGGATTAAGATGGGCATCAGCTTATGATGTGAGCCAGAATGGTGTCAATAGAGCGTTCTTTTCCTTCAGAACAGACAGGGAATTGTCAGATGAGACCAAGCGGTGGCTGACCCCGGTCGAAATGACTTTCGGGTGGCCTCAGGGTCTAAAACACAATCCCTCAACATTCATCCATGGCCTGGAATGCCTCATGACAGCTAAACTGGTTAAAAGAATCTTGCATCCTAAGCCCGTTACTGTTCTGGGACTGGCTCACAGTGATGATGGGAATAAGTCACTAAGTAGCCAGCTGAGTTTAAGCCGGAGAGAAA